TCAATAAAATTCTATGCCTGTAATCCTTAACGAGTTCTGACGCTTCCCTTTAATTCCTTTTACATATTCAAAATGAATGTTTTTGATTGCCATCTTTATGAATTCAGTTTTCAACTCATCTTCCATTAATTCCCAACCGTTTAGCAATGAATACTTGAAATTTTTAATCTTCTCATAATCAAAAGCTTTACCTTTATCTTTATTCTTACTATTTTCATACTCACGTATTTCTTGGTCAATGCGACTTATTATAGGAAAAGCTTCATCTTTATTCATCATACCCTCTATAAAAAGCGTTTGACATCTAGCACGTTCTTTTCGCAACTTTTCAATATCGACGCCGATATCTTCAGTTTCTTTCGGTGAATTTTCGATTTTATATGAAGTTAAATCAAATTGTTTTAGATAATTGTAAAATTGTTTCAAGACCTCGCCTTCGTCGATGTTACATGCATTTTTATTTTTAGAATTTTTACAATTAACACAAAAGTATAGTTTAGAATACCAAACTTCTTTATTTTTAGGTGTATGCTTGACTGTGTTTAAAGTTAATTTTTGGTTACAGTTAGGACATAACAGTTTACTTCTGAAAATGGCATTATGTTTTACGATTGTAGAGTTAGTTTTTTCACTTATCCTTAGTTTTATTTCTTCGTATTCTTCTTCACTTATAATAGCTTCGTGGGTGTTTTCGACGAATATGTCACCGAAAACAAGATGACCTCTAGCTACCGGACTTATAAGAGCATTACGTATAACTGATCTGTGCCAGTTTTTACCTAAGGGTGCTTTGTATTTAGAATTGTTCAATTTTATAGTTATTTCTCTTAAACTAGTGCCTTTTTTCGCTTCTTCTACTGCAAATCGTAATACTTTTTTATACTCATTAGGCACAAATTTATCATTTACTCTGTCGTAATAGAAAGGGGGGACAGTTTTAGCTAATCCTTTTCTAGCCGATGCACGTCTACCCATTGTAGTACGCTCTTGAATTGTTGTACGCTCCCACTCTGCCATAGCACCTACTAATGTTACGAACAAACGCCCCATAGCAGAAGTTGTGTCATATACTTCTGTTGCGCTCCTAAACGACACGTTTTTATTCTCAAACAATTCTAGTATCTCAAGTAAGTCTTTAACAGTTCGAGTCAATCGATCTAGTTTGTAAACTAAAACCAAATCAAAATTATCTATTTCATTCAACATTTCTTGTAAAGCGGGTCTGTCTTTTTTAGCCCCTGAGTATCCAGCGTCAGTATATACTTTATGAATTTTCCAGTCGTTTATGTCGCTGTATGCTCTTAATTTTCTTTCTTGTTCTTCAATAGAGTGTCCTTTTTCTTTTTGTTCAAGTGTACTTACTCTAGTATAAATTGCTACTTTCATGTGCTCCCTCCTCAAAATTGGCAAAAAATAATAAGGGTAGGCGGGCTACCCGAAATTTTATTATCGTATTACTTCTGCTTCGCTTCTTGCTTTTCCTACTTCTTTTCTAAAACTATCATATGACTGATTAGGGTGTGTTAACGACATTCCTGGCCCACCTCCAGCATGTTGGTTTTTGTCCGGATTATTTTCCATTTCTTCAGTGGCTCTTTTAGCATTTAAATATTCTTCGTAACTAGGTTCGTTTGGGTCGCGTGGTTGTGCTTGTTGTCCATTATTGGTAGCTGGAAGATTCTTCTGTACCTGTTGCTTAGATGTGTTATTGGTTTGTTGATTGTTGTTAATGTTTGTGTTGTTCTCGTTGTTTACTTGATTATTGTTATCGTTTTGATTAGCATTTTCTTTTTTCGCTTCTGCTTTTTCTTTAGTTTCTTTCTTTTTATCTTTGTTCTCTTTCTTCGTTTCCGTTTTCTTGCTTTCCTCTTTCTTATCGCCGTCGTTACTACCACATGCGCCTAACACCAACGTACTTGCTAATAGTAAACCTAATAATCTTTTCATGTTCATTTCTCCTTTGTTTATATTTCCTTATATTTAAAAACTCTCAACGGCTCAAATGTAATAGAATACTCGCCATAGTGAGTTCCAATACCATATATCTTTTTATATTGTTCTATTGCTTCTAATATGTATTCTTCGCTTAATTGTAGATACTCAGACAACTCATACAAGTTACGTACGCCATAATTGTAAGCTTCAACAATTTCACGTAACGGAACAGCTGAGATAAAACCGTGTCGTCTTGCGTAATTTTCGAACTTGCGATTGTTGAAATTTGATTGATCTAAAATGTTGCCATACGTCAACTTATGGTGGGCAAGTTCCTCATATAATACTTCAGCCTTGCGTGTTTCTGACAATTTATTGTCTATAAGCACAATTCCATCTGAATAAAAACCTGCATATCCCTCTGGAAGCTCTACAAAATCTTTTACTTCTATGTGGTCATTTTCAATTAATATTTTTTCATATCTCGACATCAAAACCTTACCCCTTGCTGTTTAATCTTTCTTTTTAAATCTGTCAATTAATCCCATAATATAGTCTACATCTTCTTGTTTTAATTCCCCCTCAAGATGAGCTGCCATAGTTTGATGTTTGTCAGGTTCCATAGCTTTCAGTCCGCTTAATTCATCTAAAGATACATTAAAATAATTTGCTAAAGCACTTGCGTGTTCCATAGAAGGGCTAGTTAGACCTTTTTCCCATCTGTCGATTGATGCTTTTGAAAATTTAACTTCGTATTTTTCATTTAGTCTGGTTGCTAATTCTTGTAAAGACAAGTTTCGAGACTTTCGTAAAGTATTTAAGTTACTAGGGAAATTTGACATTTATTTTACTCCTTAATTTGTATTTTACAAACTTATTATATAAGTTTGCTCTCATTTTTGCAACACATTTCACAAATTTATTTCTCAAAAATGAAATTTATTTGTTGACACCTAAACTAACAGCTTGTATAGTGGTTAGTGTAATCTCATAAATGAGACGAAAGGAGGATGGAAAAGTGAATAAAGTTAGATATCAGAATTTGAGGAACTTCATTGATGAGAGCGAATATACACACAAACAAGTTGCAGATATGATTGGTATGAACCCTGCTAGATTCAGTCAAAAGATAAATAAAAATAAAAGCAACTTTACTATTGATGAAGCTAGTGCAATATGTACTGTTTTAAAAATAAGTATGGATGATTATTTTTTTAATCAAAACGTCTCAAAAATGAAACGTATAAAAGAAAAACAAACAACATAAAGGAGGACACTATGGAACAAATCACATTAACTAAAGAAGAGTTGAAAGAAATTATAGCGAAAGAAGTTAGAGAGGCTATAAACGGCAAGAAACCAATCAGTTCAGGTTCAATTTTCAACAAAGTAAGAATCAGCCATAACGATTTTGATGAAATTAATAAAAAGTTTGCTTATACAGAACGTTTAAGAGGTGCTGACAATCTCGGCTTAGGACATCCATTATCTTTGAAGAAATATCAACACGGAATAGGATGTTATGAAAATTACAAAGCATACGCTAGTGAAATTCACGACCACATTAGAAAACTTACATTATCAGCTTTTGGTGTAACGCTTAATTCTGATTTGAAAGAGAGTGAATACAACCTAGCAGCAAAAGTTTATCGAGAAATCAAAAACTATTATTTATACATCTATGAAAAGAGAGTTTCAGAATTAACTATCGATGATTTCGAATAAAGGAGGAACAACAAATGTTACAAAAATTTAGAATCGCGAAAGAAAAAAGTAAATTAAAACTTAATTTACTAAAACATGCAAACAGTAATTTAGAAACAAGAAACAACCCTGAACTGTTGCGAGCAGTTGCAGAGTTGCTTAAAGAGATTAATCGATAAATTCTATGAATTCGATTTTAGCTGAAGCGATAGCTACTATTTTGTCTCCAACAAAAGTATATGAGCCATTAGTGAACAAGGAACTTTTAATTTTTTCTTTTGATATTTCAACAGTTCCGCGATGACCTGACTTTATCACTTTTTCTAAATTATCGATTTCAACAAATTTATCGTTAGAAAGATATAAACAAGCTTTCATACTTATCACCTCCTTAGGTTGATAACAACATTGTACACGAAAGGAGCATAAAGAATGGAAATCAACGTATGTGGCGTGAAATACAAAATAGTTCAATTAGAAGATGTAGATAACAATCCAAGTTGTTTAGGGCTTTGTATTTATAAAGATAGTCTCATACAACTTAAACGAGGATTATCATTCGAGCGAAAAAAACAAATACTTATCCATGAGTTACTGCACGCAATGATGTATGAATCTGGTTATGAAGAACATGATGAAGAATTAGTTAACAACCTTTCAATTGTAATTAATCAAGTAATTTCACAAAACGATATTAAAGCCACTCTAAATGAATTAGAGTAGCTTCACTCAAGTTAACGTTCCTTACGAACACCTTTAAACGGTTTTGAATCTGATTTCACATCCATAAATCTACCAGTTTCAGAATTACGTTTAACGTAACGACCCGTTTTAGGATTTTTAACTTGAGAGCGATTTTTTACTGCGCCTTTACGGTGTCCATCTTTAGGCGGATTGGTTGCCATACTTATCACCTCCTCTCACTAGGAGATAACTAAATTATACACGAAAGGAATGATAGAAATGCCACCACACATCCAACAAATGTTATACGAAATCCAGTTAAAAGCAGGTATACCTCAAAAATTAATGGAAATGCAAGGTTTGATAAACGATGAAACAACCAAAGAGGAGAAAAAAGAAAATGAGTGACACATATAAAAGCTACCTAGTAGCAGTACTGTGCTTTACGGTTTTAGCGATTGTACTTATGCCGTTTCTATACTTCACTACAGCGTGGTCAATTGCAGGATTCGCAAGTATCGCAGTTTTCATATTCTATAAAGAATACTTTTATGAAAAATAAAAAATCTGTTACATGCGCCAACAGGTAACAGAAAAGTAATTAGAAATATAAACTTACGTTCAATATAAAACGAAAAACGGAGGAAGTCAACTATGACTAAAAATTATAAAGACATGACGCAGAAAGAATTAAGAGGCTTATTATCTGAAAAAACCTCAGAACTGTATGATTTAGCGGAAGAAATTAAGAGAGAAACTGAATTTGATATTTTACTTTTTTCATCAGTAGGAGTTATCGACGGAGATTATATAACAAGTTCAAGTTCTGTGATTGGGCATACTTTCGATCTTGCTTGCTTATTGGATAACACTAAGAGTTATAAAGAGATTGTCAATGCTCTCCAAATATATAAATCATAAAAAATTTTTCAGTAATGATGACAACAAGGAGGACTAAAATAATGTATTACAAATTTGGTGAGATAAAAAACAAAATTATAAGCTTTAACGGGTTTGAATTTAAAGTGTCTGCGATGAAGAGGCATGACGGTATCAGTATACAAATCAAGGATATGAATAATGTTCCACTTAAATCATTTCATGTCGTAGATTTAAGCGAACTATATATTGCAATGGATGCAATGCACGACGTTGTAAACGAATGGATTAAAGAAAACACAGATGATTACGACAGACTAATTAACTTAGTCATGAGATGGTAGGAGGTCGCTATGAAGCAGACTGTAACTTATATCATCCGTCATAGGGATATGCCAATTTATATAACTAACAAACCAACTGATAATAATTCAGATGTTAGTTACTCCACAAATAGAAATAGAGCTAGGGAGTTTAACGGTATGGAAGAAGCGAGTATCAATATGGATTATCACAAAGCAATCAAGAAAACAGTGACAGAAACGATTGAGTACGAGGAGGTAGAACATGACTGAACAAACATTATTTGAACAGTTGAACAGTAAAAACGTGAATGATCATACAGAACAAAAAAACGGATTAACTTATCTAGCATGGTCATATGCACATCAAGAGTTAAAAAAGATTGACCCTAACTACACAGTAAAAGTGCACGAATTTCCGCATCCAGATATTAACACAGAAAATTATTTTGTACCTTATTTAGCTACACCAGAAGGCTATTTTGTACAGGTATCTGTGACTGTGAAAGATAGTACAGAGACTGAATGGCTTCCAGTATTGGACTTTAGAAACAAATCACTTGCTAAAGGTAGTGCAACAACTTTTGATATCAACAAAGCCCAAAAACGATGCTTCGTTAAAGCTTCGGCTTTACACGGTCTAGGCTTATATATTTACAACGGCGAGGAACTACCAAGTGCAAGTGATAACGATATTACAGAATTAGAAGAGCGTATTAATCAGTTTGTGAACTTATCTCAAGAAAAAGGGCGAGATGCAACTATCGATAAAACGATGAGATGGCTAAAAATCTCAAACATTAATAAATTGAGTCAAAAACAAATCGCAGAAGCACACCAAAAATTAGATGCGGGATTAAAACAATTGGATAGCGAGGAGAAACAATAATGTTAAACAGAACAGTATTAGTAGGGCGATTAACAAAAGACCCAGAATTAAGAAGCACACCAAATGGCGTAAATGTAGGGACGTTCACATTAGCAGTAAACAGAATATTTACGAATGCTCAAGGCGAGCGTGAAGCAGATTTTATAAACGTAGTAGTGTTCAAAAAACAAGCTGAAAACGTTAAAAACTATCTTTCTAAAGGATCACTGGCAGGTGTAGACGGACGATTACAAACACGTAGCTACGATAACAAAGACGGGCAACGTGTATTTGTTACAGAAGTAGTAGCAGACAGTGTTCAATTCTTAGAACCGAAGAATAACAACCAACAACAAAACAACAATTATCAACAACAGAACAATTCGTATAACGCACCACAGAATAGACAACAACAAAACAATCCGTTCGCAAACGCTAATAGTCCTATAGAAATCGATGATAATTCGTTACCTTTCTAGGATGTGATTAAATGGCTCAAATCAAAAACTATATCACTCAAGATGACGGCACAACAACGGTCGTTATCGAAGGTGCCGAGCTAGGAGACAAAGAAACGTTATTACTAGATAACGGTTACGAAGTCGAATGTGATTTGCGAATCGAAGACCCATTCAAAATAACAGACAAGCAACGAAAAAAAATATTTGCTCTCTGTAACGACATAGAGAGCCACACAGGCCAACCGCGTGACTATATGAGGTATTTATTCCAAGAATATGTAACGGTTCTGTATGGCTACGACAAGAGTATTTCGTTAAGCGACTGTACACGGATGCAAGCGAATCAAATTATCGAGGTAACACTCGATTGGATATTTCACAATGACATACCGCTTAGCTACAAAACAAGCGACCTACTAAAACAAGACAAATCATTCTTATACTGGTCAACGGTTAACCGCAACTGTGTAATATGCGGAAAGCCTCACGCTGACCTAGCGCATTATGAAGCGGTCGGCAGAGGCATGAACAGAAACAAAATGAACCACTATGAAAAACATGTATTAGCGTTATGTCGCGAACATCACAACGAGCAACATGCGATTGGCGTTAAGTCGTTTGATGATAAATATCACTTGCATGACTCGTGGATAAAAGTTGATGAGAGGCTCAATAAAATGCTGAAAGGAGAGAAAAATGAATAAATTACTAATAGATGATTATCCGATACAAGTTTTACCGAAATTAGCTGAATTAATAGGGTTAAACGAAGCAATAGTATTGCAACAAATTCATTATTGGTTAAACAACTCAAAACATAAATACGATGGCAAAACTTGGATATTCAATTCTTATCCAGAATGGCAAAAACAATTTCCATTTTGGAGCGAGAGAACTATAAAAAGGACATTTGGGAGTTTAGAAAAACAAAATTTATTGCATGTAGATAACTACAACAAGGCTGGATTTGACCGCACAAAATGGTATTCAATCAATTATGAAACATTAAACAAACTAGTGGCACGACCATCGGGACAAAATGGCCCGACGATGAGGACAAATTGGCACGATGCAAGAGGACAAAATGACCCGACCAATACCATAGACTACACAGAGACTAACAAACATAGAGAGACAGACGACGTCTCAATGTCATTTAAGTATATTAGTAACAATTTAGAGATTATACAAACCCCTTTAAAAGCAGAACAATTAGAACATGAAATTAAATCATTTAAAAAAGATCCGTTTGAAATAGTAAAAGTCGCTACCGATTACTGTAAAGAAAACAACAAAGGTCTAAATTATCTATTAACTGTATTAAAGAACTGGAATAAAGAGGGTGTTTCAGATAAAGAAAGTGCTGAAAACAAATTGAAACCTCGTAACTCTAAAAAAAATACTACTGATGATGTCATTGCACAAATGGAAAAAGAATTGAGTGATGACTAATGCCGATGAGCAAAACACAAGCATTAGAAATTATTAAAAAAGTTAGGTACGTATACAACATTGATTTTGATAAACCAAAGTTAGAAATGTGGATTGATGTATTAAGTCAAAACGGAGATTATCAACCAACTGTAAAAGCGATAGATGGATATATCAACAGTAACAACCCGTACCCGCCTAACTTACCAGCAATCATGCGTAAGGCACCTAAAAAAGTATCAATCGAACCCGTAGACAACGAAACCGCTACACACCAATGGAAAATGCAGAATGACCCCGAATATGTCAGACAAAGAAAAATAGCGCTAGATAACTTCATGAATAAGTTGGCAGAATTTGGGGGCGATAACGAATGAATTACGGACAATTTGAAATTGAAAGCACAATAATCGCTACGCTACTTAAACAACCGGACGTACTAGAAAAGATAAGAGTTAAAGATTACATGTTTACGAACGAAAAGTTTAAAACCTTTTTCAATTATGTAATGGACTCCGGAAAGATAGACCATCAAGAAATTTATTTAAAAGCAACTAAAGATAAAGAATTTTTAGATGCAGATACTATAACTAAACTTTACAACTCCGATTTCATTGGATACGGCTTCTTTGAACGTTACCAACAAGAATTATTGGAAAGTTATCAAATTAACAAAGCGAATGAGTTGGTCACTGAGTTCAAACAACAACCTACGAACCAAAACTTTAACAACTTGATTGATGAACTCAAAGATTTAAAAACGATTACTAACAAAAAAGAAGATGGAACCAAGAAGTTTGTTGAGGAGTTTGTCGAAGAGTTATACAGCGATAGCCCTAAGAAGCAAATTAAGACGGGGTACAAGCTCATGGATTACAAAATAGGGGGATTAGAGCCATCACAATTAATCGTCATCGCAGCGCGTCCCTCAGTGGGTAAGACAGGTTTTGCATTAAACATGATGCTGAACATAGCACAAAATGGATATAAAACATCTTTCTTTAGTCTCGAAACAACTGGCACATCAGTATTGAAACGTATGTTATCAACAATTACTGGTATTGAGTTAACCAAGATAAAAGAAATCAGGAACTTAACACCGGACGACTTAACGAAGTTAACGAATGCGATGGATAAAATCATGAAATTAGGCATCGATATTTCTGATAAAAGTAATATCACACCGCAAGATGTGCGAGCGCAAGCAATGAGGCATTCAGACAGGCAACAAGTTATTTTTATAGATTATCTTCAACTGATGGATACTGATGCGAAAGTTGATAGACGTGTAGCAGTAGAAAAGATATCACGTGACTTAAAGATAATCGCTAACGAGACAGGCGCAATCATCGTACTACTTTCACAACTGAATCGTGGTGTCGAGTCTAGACAGGATAAAAGACCAATGCTATCGGACATGAAAGAATCAGGCGGAATAGAAGCAGACGCGAGTTTAGCAATGCTACTTTACCGTGATGATTACTACAACACACCTGAAGAAGACAGTATCACAGGCAAATCTATTGTTGAATGTAACATAGCCAAAAACAAAGACGGCGAAACCGGAATAATTGAATTTGAGTATTACAAGAAGACTCAGAGGTTTTTCACATGAATATCATGCAATTCAAAAGCTTATTGAAATCGATGTATGAAGAGACAAAGCAAAACGACCCGATTGTAGCAAATGTCTATATAGAAACTGGTTGGGCGGTCAATAGATTGTTGGACAATAACGAGTTATCGCCTTTCGATGATTACGACAGAGTTGAAGAGAAAATTATGAATGAAATCAACTGGAAGAAAACGCACATTAAGGAGTTTTAATAATGCCGAAAGAAAAATATTACTTATACCGTGAAGATGGCACGGAAGATATTAAGGTCATCAAGTATAAAGACAACGTAAATGAAGTTTATTCGCTCACAGGAGCCCATTTCAGCGACGAAAAGAAAATTATGACTGATAGTGACCTAAAACGATTCAAAGGCGCTCACGGGCTTCTATATGAGCAAGAGCTAGGATTACAAGCAACGATATTTGATATTTAGAGGTGGCGCAATGAGTAAATACAATGCTAAGAAAGTTGAGTACAAAGGAATTGTATTTGATAGCAAAGTAGAGTGTGAATATTACCAATATTTAGAAAGTAATATGAATGGCACTAATTATGATCATATCGAAATACAACCGAAATTCGAATTATTACCAAAACTAGATAAACAACGAAAGATTGAATATATTGCAGACTTCGCGTTATATCTCGATGACAAACTGATTGAAGTTATCGACATTAAAGGTATGCCAACCGAAGTAGCAAAACTTAAAGCTAAGATTTTCAGACATAAATACAGAAACATAAAACTCAATTGGATATGTAAAGCACCTAAGTACACAGGCAAAACATGGATTACTTATGAGGAATTAATTAAAGCAAGACGAGAACGCAAAAGAGAAATGAAGTGATCTAATGCAACAACAAGCATATATAAACGCAACGATTGATATAAGGATACCTATAGAAGTTGATTATCAGCATTTTGATGATGTGGATAACGAAAAAGAAGCGCTGGCAGATTACTTATATAACAATCCGGACGAAATACTAGAGTATGACAATTTAAAAATTAGAAATGTAAATGTAGAGGTGGAATAAATGAGTATCGTAAAGATTAACGGTAAACCATATAAATTTACCGAACATGAAAATGAACTGATTAAAAAGAATGGGCTAACTCCAGGAATGGTTGCAAAAAGAGTACGAGGTGGCTGGGCGTTGTTAGAAGCCTTAAACGCACCTTATGGTATGCGCTTAGCTGAGTATAAAGAAATCGTGTTATCCAGAATTATGCAACGTGAGAGCAAAGAACGTGAAATGTCTAGGCAACGACGTAAAGAGGCTGAATTACGTAAGAAGAAGCCACATTTGTTTAATGTGCCACAAAAACATTCACGTGATCCGTACTGGTTCGATGTCACTTATAACCAAATGTTCAAGAAGTGGCAGGAAGTATAAATGCCTAAAACCGATAGCGCACGCAAAGAATACTTAAACCAATTTTTCGGATCTAAGAGATATCTGTATCAGGATAACGAGCGAGTGGCACATATCCATGTAGTGAATGGCACTTATTACTTTCATGGGCATATCGTGCCAGGTTGGCAAGGCGTGAAAAAGACATTTGATACAGCGAAAGAGCTCGAAACGTATATAAAGCAACATGGTTTGGAATACGAGGAGCAGAAGCAACTAACTTTATTTTAG